GCTTCGCGCTGTGTTTTCTTAAACGCCTCGGCGTTTTCCGCGCTACGCTTATGCCACGGCACAAAACCGCTCAACTTCCCCTCGCAATCAACTGATCAAACACAACGGCAGCATCATTCAAACTGCCAGTGCGGTTCAATCGTTTCATCGCCGAACTAACCCCCTTCTGAGCGGTGCGTTGTTTTGCGCTTCCTGCTCCCGGAGAAATAGGTTTACCCTGCGGCTTCGGTATAACCGGCTTTGGTTTAGCCGCCATCATTCGATCGTATTTACTTGCCTTAAGAAGCACCTGCAACATGCGCGAATCGTACACTTGCGACAATTCTTCTTCTGTGAACCCGGACGAAAGACCGGTCTTCCTCATCGAAACTAGGTCCTTTGCCTTCTTCTTAGGGTCCGACCAATTTTTACGGTTCGAAGCTTCGAACTTGGCAGATTCTTCCTCAGCAAAAGCCGCCAGCTGGGCTTGATTTGATTGCTCCATTTTCTTCTGAGCTTCGGACATCTGCGCGTTCAACTGTGCGCGGAAGCCGTTGGCCTTCTCGTGATAACGCTGTAGTTCCCGCGCCTTGGCGGGGTCTTTGGCAAATTCCTCGTCCCAATTGGGTTCAGCCGGAATCATCGCCTTCATATGCTCTTGCATCTGCTTGGCGACACTCATCGAGTATTCGTAGTTCTGAACGGCATCGGCAGCGGCGCGGCGAACGATCTTTTTCGCCTCGTCCAGCTGGTTCATTCGCTGATGGAAAGTCTGGGTCCGAACGTAACCCTCGAGGGCTTCCTTGACGGATACCTTTACAGGTTCCCCGTCCACGGTGACTTCGACTTCCCTTGCGAGAATGGCGGCTTCCTCTTGATCTTCCCCTTCTTCTGCTCTATCGTCGTCATCCCCGTCGTCGGACTCGTCCTCTCCTGCCTCCCCGTCATCATCGTCGCCGTCGCTATCTGGTCCATCTTCTTCGCTAGGATCCCTTGGATCGGCCTTACTATCTTTGCCATAGATCTTTACCTCCGGATCGGGTTCATCATCGCCGCCGCCCTTAGCGGGGCTTTCGTCATCGACTTCGATTCCCGCTCCAACGTTGGGGAACATGGATTCCACGGCGACCGGGGTGGCTGCAGAAGGTTCATCGGCCATTATTTATCCCCTTTGTTGTACTTCTGCCTTACCTTATGGTCGGCGATGTACTGTTCTAACTGAGCTTTGAGTTCAGTGATGGCCTTGAGCATAGCATGGGCCTGCCCCGCTGTCAAGCTACCGACATCTCCACTTATCAGTGTTCCCAGTGCTCTGGAATATATATCGTCGATCGCCGATTTGAACACAGGACTATTTAATAGTCCTTCCGCCGCCGCCGCCTTCTCCTCAACCTCGAAGTTACTGAGGCGGGATTTCTGGTCCTGCGCTTCCATCTGGTACTCCCATCATTGCTCGCGCTTGATCAGGGATCTGAAGAGGCGCTGGCGCGGGTTGTGGCACTTCATCGGGTGTGTTCTGACTCTCAAATTCCGCTTCGTTGACGTCAACGGCGAATTGAGCCTCTATCTTAGCCGCGTCGAGCAGTCCCTTGACGATCATGTCGTCGCGGCGGAAGTCGTCGTCTACTCGGAGCTTCCTATCGGCGAAGTTGGACTTGCTGATTTCCGTCGCCATCTTGACGCGGTTCTTTTCCATCTCGCTCTGTGCAAGGAGCGTGGCCGCATCGGGTTCCTTCGGTGTCGCTGCGATGGCTTTAACTTGCTCTTCGCTGACTTCACGGTAATAACGATCAACATTCTTGACATTCGCTATGGCGAGGATATCCGTGAGGGTATTGCGGAATTCTTGAACGCCGCAGATTGGATTCTCCACGCCGAATTGGGTCATGATGGCAGTTTGTGTGGCCTTCACTTCTTGGAGGACCATCAGCCGCGTCATGTCCGAACCCTTGCCAAGGGTGGGGTTGACGCTTACCCGCATGGTGGGGTCAAACGTGGAAGGATTGATGTCCACCCACTTGCCGCGCAATTGCACCGTTCGCATCTGGTTGGGGTTATTGACGATCTCGCGGAGAAGCCCCTTGAACAGTTGCTTCATCCCGGTTTCGGCAAGAATGCGGGCACACAGTTCGATGCGCTCTTGAGCACCCTGAACAATCGCGTCGATGCCGGTTACGTTCGTGCTCTGCAACGCGCGAGGATCAACGCCCTTCGACGCATCCGAAATGCCGGTGCGGGATTGACGCAGCTGCTCCATGATGCCAAACATCTTGAAGACAGGCTCGCCCACGAAGTTGTGATTGATCGACATCACCGCCGAATTTGGGTCACCCATCGTACGTATGGGAGCGCCGATCTCATCGTTCAACACGTCGTCGGTGTTGGTGATGGTCTGGTTGAACACCGTCCTAGGCCAAATGGACTGTGCAAGGGAGTCCAGAGAACCCCGGAGCATATTCGTCTTGATGGTCTGGATATCCTTGACCAGATCAGCCGGGGTGTCGCCGACAAGGGTGTGGGGTTCGGGATCGGGGCACCACACAGCGAAATTGGTGTACTGGACCACTTCGTCGTACAAGATATTGTGGTCGTCTCCGATGGTGTGGATTTCGCGCAGTTCCGCGATGCCGTCGCCGTCCTTGTCAATCCGAATGTAATAGCAGCCGTATCGAACGTCCCACTGGTCCGAAAGATCGCCTTCGTCCAGCCCCGAATTTCTAAACAAGCGGTCGGTAGAATAATTATCCGACGTCTGGTTCATAAAATCGGCTATTTCTTCCAGTTCGTACCCCTGCTTGACCAGTTCGGATATGTTGATAATCTGGTCGTGCCCGATCAGCGGCGAATCATCTACATCCTTCGCCTTCCGGGATATCCGGAACTCATCGAGCGGCACCGACACGATCTTTGTCATTGGTTTCGACTTGACGAACCTAATCCGAAGGGACTCAAGGGTACCCGGAGCGGTTTGAGAGGGCTGAGCGTCAATCACTTGAACGGTCGGATTCTCGTGGACCAAGAACTGGAACTGCTCTTGGGTTATTCCCTGGAATTCCTGCTCGGTTACTTCTTCGTCGTTTTCGGTCCACCAACGCACGACGCCCGTCTTGCAGCGCAGAGCGTCCTTGCAGATGTCGTGGATGATCAGGAACCCCGGATTGTCTTCCCATAGCACGTAATTCAAATAATCCGTGCACTGTCTCGCGATGTCTTCCTGCCCTTTGTGGTTCGGCTTGCAGTTTACAACATTCTCGGTAGAAGTAAAAATACGCATGAGGCTAGGAAGAATAGCCATAACAGTATCCCGAAAATCAGTGCTAACAGCACTCGATTTTCCGTCACCTTCCTGCTCAGGCAGTTCACCATAGAAGTACCGCAGATTTTCCTCACGGGCTGGTCCCAACGTGCTTTCTTCATACGAAATGGAATCGTCGATCAGCGCGCGAACCGTCGCGGCGTACACGGTATCTTCGTCGTCGGTATTGTCCACCGAAGGGGCACCAGCATATTCCCCTATAACCCCGTTGTTGAACAGGCGCTCCAAGGGCTGCCCGTTGATGGTGTTGTTTCCGCTCTGAACCGGCGTAATGACGTTCATCGAATACTCCTCGGGCTGTTACCCATGCGCTTGAGGTTGCGCTTCAACGCACCGGAATGGAGACTTATGACATTATTGCCGCCAACCATCATGCCAATCATATTAAGCGAAACGCAGCCCACCCGTATCGCATCGGCAGCGTGGGAAGCCCAGTTGTGGACCGGCTTGCCCGTGGGTCCTTTGTGGTAGTTCCGCAGCGCGGTGTAACCCGGCTCCGTCTTTGCTTTGTCGAACCACATCATTCGAATGGCAGCTCTAGTTGCTGAAATTCCGTCCTCAACGGTATGATTTGGACAGACAAACACGTTAGGCAGCATGTTGTCAAGGACTTCTTTTCTTGATACCCCAGTTCCAAGCTCACGAGCCTTGATGTCGTGTGGCAGAACGTGCACACCGTATTGATACGGTTTGCTCTTGATCTGACCCACATACCATTCGAGACCTTTACCGGAATTGGCGAGATAGTCAATGACATGGAGTTCCTTTCCGCACTTCTGTGCGAACCATATAACCATCTCGTCGTCGATGCCCAAATCCCACCACGTCATGACGAGGGCATTCGGGTCATAAGGCACGCCGGTAATCTGGCTCGGCGTCGATGTTTCAATGTCGTTGAGCACGTCGCCGTAGTAACTACCCTCGATCGGCGCGTCGAAAGAACACATCATTTCGCGGGCGAACTCGTCCGGCGTCATGTCCTTGCGCATTTCCTGCACTTCGTCGGGGTCCAGCGCGTCGGTTTCGCTCACGGGTATGCTGAACATATCCCAACTGGTTATTTCTTTTTCGGCTCGCTTTTTGAGTTCGTGGAAATGGTCGTCGCCGTTAGAAGTTCCGCTGATAACTGCCCATCCTTGATAGTCAGCCAAACAGGGACGGATGACGCTGCCCAACATGCTTGG